TTTGATATACTGGCGTTGGAAAAAGAATATGTAATTCAGACATTTATGATTGCATACTATCCATATACTGTTTATCGTTCAATCCCGCTGTCTGAACTTGAGTAAGGCCAATATTACCTTGATACCAACCAGTAGCAATATACTTTGAAGACATAGGAGGATTACCTCTATGTAAATGTGTGTAACCACCTGGCCAGATACAAACTGTTCCTTTCTTTGGTTTTACTTTACGTTTTTGATATAACCACTCTGTCTCTCCACCCTCCTCTACGTCATTCAGATATACCATCCACGCCATAGTTCTGGTATTATTATTCCAATTGAGATTCTCAGCATGAAACATATGATATCCTTCTGTCGGATCTGTCTTCTGTAAGAGAACAACAGAACTGACATAGTTAAAATTAGTTAGATATGAAAACTCACTTATATAATAATAAAGGCATCCATTTACTCCCTGCATTAAATCTCTTGCTTCTCCAGGCGAGAAAGCATCAAGACAAATTTGTTTGTCTTTTACATGAGTGTATCTTCTACCTTGAACTTGTTCTGCTGTATCGATGTAGTTAGTTAGATAGTCACAGAAATTTGGATCTATCGAATCGGGGAAGACACCAATAAAATCTGTTACATCAAATGGTGGGTTTTGGTCTTTCATTTTTTACCAATAATTTAGGGGGCATCGAGAAGCCGTAAACTTAACTTTGTTAACTAGGAAACACCCACACTCTCTGCATAAGTGACGTTGTTCATCAAATCTATTACACTCTCTACATATATCTATTCTTGCTTTTTTTACTTCTTTTGGTACTAACAAAGTACCCTTACTTACGAAACCTTTTATAACATCATACGCTGTCTTAGAAAATATTTTTGCCTTCTCTAAGTTAGATGGTTCATCATTCAACTGAGACATGATCGTGAACGTAACATGGAACTCCAGCAGGGTCTAACCATTTTGTATACTCAAAGTCCTCGATAGCTGTTTTCATCTGTGTCCAATTATCACAGAGATACATGTCCTTGTATCCGTTGTGATTGTTCCACTTTTGAATACGATAATCTGGATGTCCATTCTCTAGGAGATCGGGCATCTTCACATACCTGTATGGGTCATGCTGGTACAAAACGTCAATCATAATAAAAATGTATATACTTTATTATACACAATCTTTGTTGGTAAGTCAAGCACCATCATCATGATTCCACATATGTTCTATATCTTTTGCCTGTCCAGAATCAATAACTGGTTTGAGAATGCCTTTGTCTGGAACTAAAGCTATCTGGCCATCAGGAGTATCTAGTAAGAAAGTCTCACCAGCTTGTGCTCGATCAATTATCTCACTAAAATTTTCTTCAAGATATTTGAGACTTATAATTTTCATCGAGGCATTGATAAATCTAAACCAGCAGTATTCTCAGCGTTAATACGATCTACTTGATTTCTCTTCTTTAAATGTTCTATAATTTGATCTGGATGTGTCAATTCATATGGAACAATGTCACAATTATTTCTACCATTTTCTTTTCCAGCTGGAGTCTCTTCTTCAATATATGTCATCTGGCAGTTGTCTTCAAGTAGAAGAGCAAAACGCCATGTTCTTTTTCCCATACCTCTGTTGTACATTTCAACAACGGTCATACCACCTGACATGCCACCCTGATTATCTATTCTGAGAGTTAAGGCACCATTACCATCTGGAAGATACTTACATTTTTTAATCTTCATTGACTTCCACCAAGCATCCATCACATATGGATCATTCATACAGACAAAGTATATTTCATCTACTTCAGTATCTTCTATAAATGTGTCATATGCAGCTTCATAGTCTTTGACCATCTCAGTATCTGTTGGAGAGTAAGCAGCATTGAGTCCGATGAGAAGTACATCTTTACCCTCAAATAAACTAGTGGTGGATTTTCTAACAAGCTTCTTTCTACTCAAAAAGAAAAGTTCAGCATTAGGTAAAAAGTTCATTTCTTCAACTAAATTATTTGTATATTATATATGCCATTATATCATACCTCAATTCTGGTTAACCGTCAACAACATTTCAAATTCTTTTAATATTTGTGCCTCTGGATCTTGATCTTTTATGTTACAATACTCTAACCATCTAAGATTTGTCTTATCTGGTTCTGATAGTCCTTTGCCATATAATATTGTATTCACTCTATCATTTAGAGTGCAAAACAAGTTAACAATATGTTCAGAGTTCTCTCCAATCACATCTTGAACTTCCTGTCTAGAAATATGAATCTTATACATTTGAAATTCTGTGCCATATATTGAGTGAAATAATCCTGCCTTCACCTCATCCATAGATCTTCCGTAAGAATATAACATACCAGATACTCTTGTAGAATGTGCAAGAAGATTATCATCTCTGTGAGGGATCTTATCAGCGCCAATGCCAATCATATAGTTTATATAATCTTGCATCAACCTGACATATTAATTGTTAATGATAATCTGGGTTCTTCATTAGAACATACTGAGTGTTGTGTACCAGCAGGGATAATTAGAACACCTTCTGGACTCACCTTTTCTACTTGTCCATTGATCTTCCATAAACAAGTTCCGTATATTGGTTTGACTATGACATCATACTCATGATGATGTGGGTCAAAACTTGGTCTCTTAACTTTAGTACCAGCACTTAGATAAAAATTAGCGTTAGTTTCAGACCCTTTAAACTCAAACAATTTATCATCAAGAGCTCTAAGTTCTGCGGTAAGATCCATGACATTATTAAGTAAAGTAGTAAAACCTAAGTCATATAATCTTTTCCATTTATCATAAATTAAAAATTTCCTAGAGTCAAAGAATCCATTAGAAGTATTACCACACTGATTGATAACTTCTAGTGCTACCTCTGGCCATCTATACTTTATTTGAAGTAGATCTAAGATATCTTCCTCAGTTAAATTTATCTCATGCTCACCTATAATTGATGCAGCAGTTTCAAGATACTTCAAAATAATCCTTCCTATAATATCTTCCTAGAACGTTGCTATTGTAATATGCTGGTTCACCATTGTCCAGAGCTTCTGTTAAGACATCATTGATAAACAACTGTCTGGTCTCCTCATAGTTGGTTTTCCCCAGAGTTGTATGGAGAGACATGATCTCTCTTGAAAAATTCTCCTTTCCATAGGCGGATACGTCGGACTTGAGTTCGGGCGACGATCCATAATATCGCTTCCAGTCCGACTCACTTGTGACTCTTCTCTTGCCTCCCTTAGGCTTGCGTTTCTGTACGAAATATTTTCTGCCGATGTACTTCTTACCTGTTGTCTTATTTGTAATACAGTAGACGAAACCGAAGAAATCATTAATATCGTCAGAAGTGAAAGGTTTACCCTCATATAGCCAGGGGTTTTCGTAATCTCCTCCTTCAACCATTCCATAATTCTCATATCTTCACACTATGTATAACAGGTTTCTCATTCCTCAAAACGTTGTACAGTTCTCTATTCTCAGAGGCAGAAACAGGATAGAACTCAGCACTGGCATCGAATCCATCATATCTTTTTGCTTGGTTGATTACAATAGATCCCTCCTCTCCTGATTGTGACCTGTGAAATGTACCACGAGGTATGAGTAGAGCGCCACTCTGTCTAGTTAAATTGACAAGATGATATGGATACTTCCATTGTAGATTTACTAATTCAAATGTCCTTGACCCTTGAACCACTCTATTATAATCGTCTTGAAAACTGTGAATATAAAATGACTTTGCACCCACACAATCATCTGGTGGTGAGGTGGCAGATCCTTCATGGATTACTAGGTCTGCTGCATTAGATTCTTCAACAGATATGTCATAGAATACAACAGCATCTGTCTCTCTAAAAATTCTATGTTTTATAAACTGAACTTCATTCATGACCAAATCCTCCTCAACTGGCGAACATCAGTTACACCATATAATGCTTTGACAGTTTCTTCTGCATCTTCTCTTAGATTAGATGGTGAGAAGAACTCTACTTTAGTCAATCTATTTGAGTTGAGTAGAATATATGCCTGCCATTTAGTTTCTTTCATTTTAATTTACTCCAAGTATCTTCCCAACCTTTAACTTCTACAACTAAACCTAATTTATTTTTTGTAAGTGCATCTGCTAATGGTCTATCATTACCATATTCATCTAATCTATCTCCAAAAAATATTACATCACCATCCGCAAAATCTCTTACAATCTGACTTTTATCACATCCTTTTTTAGATATATCCACTCCTGTTTGTCCTCCAACATGAGCATGAAGATCTGGAAACTTTTTATTAAATCTGTCAGCTATATCTCTTCTCTCGTTTTTTATTTCATCCCAATCAGAATAAACTAATCTTTCTGTTTGATTGGCACCTCTACCAACGATACTAAAATTTATGCAGCCTGGTCTTTCTTCTATATGTGTTCCTGTTCTAACAGGGAAAGTACTTTGAAGTAATTCCTCATTTAGATGTTCTCTTGCATCTAGTGGCAGTGTCCAAGGATTAGTATAGATGGCAATATCTCCTTCGTACACATCATTTCCAGCACAATTATACACCCTTTTACAATTACAATAGAGATGGTGTGTAATTTGTTCTATAGTTTTATCTCTATCACTGCCAGTGACAAGATAAACTTCGTTTATGAGAGCAAAACTATTAAAAAATATTAAAAAGTTTGGGTCTATCTTTTGTCTACTGGGAGTGAGAGTCCCATCAACATCAAAAATATATTTCATTCTATAAGTATAGTATCACTTGTTTACTTTGTCAAGTCTATTCTCCGCCGCCGTTTCCTCCACCATTTCCACCGTTGCCGTTACCACCATGACCGTTCCCATTGCCACCATGACCGTTCCCATTACCATTAGAACCGCCTTTCTTACCATTAGATTCATCATTTTCATTCTCAGGTTTTAGATATCCACCATAACCTATTTTATATCCTTTGGGAATAGGTTTACACTTTTTGTCATCATTACAGTAATATTCTCCCTCACCACATTTCTTCTTTTCCTCATCCATAGGTAAGAAGTT